CTCAGCAAGGGATCAAGTGACGTCACAAGGACATAATAGACATTACCCCTTCATTAATGAAGGGCATTTTTGTCAACACAAACAAGGAAACATACCGCTTCGCGGAGTAATTAAATCAAATTCATTTCTTATTCATTATTATTTTGTTCTTGATAACATATTACACTTCAACATAAACTCTGTGTTCTAGAACAGCTTTAAGAGCAACACTCGTGTATAATACAACATATAAATGCTGAGTTTGGGTAATTCCAGCTCCAAGCTTAATAAAACGATTAAACGACTTGGTACAATCGGTACCAGCAACACCGTTAGATTCAACCTTGCCTTTCGCAATAATTGTAATCATATCCTGGCAACTTTCCTTCACTAACAGAGCAGGACTAGTAAACGCAGCAGACCAACTGGAAATAGGTGAATTACATTTAACAATAAGGTAATTCACTAACTCTCCAGGAGCCATCCTCAAAGTACATGTAAGCATCACCTTCTTCATTTTATAACGAGCAACATCTCCTTCCGGTTTTATCTCAGTACCAACAACTTCATCCTTCTTCAAAACAGCAGATTGATGAACAACGACTCTCGTTGTAGGAACAGACGACTTATATGGTCTACCATAAGGACGACGTGGTGTTCTTCTTCCTTTCGTACCAGACCAATTCCATTTACTCGCCATTTTCGTTGTATGAACAACGAAAAACAGATGTAGCTTTTATAGAGAGAGAAATAATGCTTTGCTTCGTGAGGAAGCAAAGACAGCTGTATTCCACTCAAAGGGAATAAAGTAAGGGACAGCATCTTACTTTACTTTAATAAAGTAAACATAAAGCAACAAATGGGACCTACCACGAAGCTTCAACGAAGCTGCGTACAATCTTCCGTCAGATTCGCTTCACGAATCACAGATCCTGATTGTACACGTGTCTTACAATCCAATGGCTATCCTTACGTCTAAATGACTCCGCTGAACCTGGGGCGGGGGTAATACTAAGCCCCGCCCCAG